CACGGTCAGCGGGGCTTGACCAGCCTGGATACTGGTCACAATGTCAGTGAACTGCGCCGGCACGCCGCGTAGGGCTGCGGATGTCTGCTTGGCTGACATACCGAGCTTTTCGGTTTGCCTGGTCAGTCCTTCAGTGGATTTCTCGGCGGTCTTGGTCTGAGTCCCCAGGCCCTGCATGGACTCTTCAGCATTATCAGCAGACTGGGCCAGCGACAAGGTGGCCTTTTCGGCCTTGCCGCCAGACAGGGCCAGCTTGTCGAGGTCGTCTGCCGCCTGCGTGGCCTCGTCCGAGTTAATGCGTATGCCAAGCTCGGCAATCGAGGTCATATGAGTCTCCGGGCAATAAAAAACCCGCCGATGCGGGCTTGTGTGTTCTGAATTAATCGCCGCGCTGCGCTTGCATAACCTCAAGCGCCGCCATTTCCATCGTGCGGATATCCTCGAAGGTGTTGTTGCGCTCTGCCTTGGGGATGCCCTGCAGGCGCATGACTGGTTCCAGAGCCACGTAATCGAGCCCAGTCGCACCGTTCATTCCCACGCGCCACTGGGTCCGCATCGCGGAAAAGCACTCGAAGGACGCCCAGCAGTCCGGCCAGACGCCGACCTCGACTTCGAAGTCCTCGGCACTGAAGCCGAACGCCGCCATTTCATCCTCAGCCGCTGCGCCCTGGTACAGAGCGCGAGCCGAGGCGATTAGTTTTTTTGGCGGGCCTGGTTCAGTTCGCCGAGATAGGCGTCCAGGATCACGCGCGGGGCGCCGGCGAAGTTCTGGCAAAGCAACTCCAGCGATTCGCGGCAGTACGGCTCGTCAATGTTCCAGCCGGCCAGCACGTCGTCGAGCAGATCGACGTCCTTGAGCTTGGCAACGCCCTTGGCCCACTCGGCAAGCTGGTCGCGAGTGCGGTGCTTGAATTCGAACTCCAGCTTGACGGTGTCGCCGCCGTGGAGTGGCATCTGGATTTCAGATTTGAAGGTCGGTTTTACTTCCAGCTTGAACTTGGCCATGTCGGCTCCTTATGGGGTAGAGAAAATAAGGCGAGGGACCGTCTCCCCCGCCCTGACCGCTATTTAGGCGGCGTAACGCACAGGACGGGACAGCAGGGAGAAGGACGACTTCACGGTGTCGACCTGGCCTTTGTTCTTGGTCGGCGTCTCGTTGAGCGAGGTGTATCCGTAGTAGTAAATTTTCGAGCCGTTTTTGTTCTGCATCAGCAGAGGGCGAATAGCGCGGGCATCAGCGGCCTTCTTCAGCGCCTGGTAACCGGCCAAAGATGGGTCGTCACCAATGTCCATCGCGACCGATTGCGCAGAGGTGTTGGTAGGGATTTGAGTCTCGAAATCAGATTCGAGCGGCGACACGGTGGCAAACTGTTGATCGCCGCCAGACGTGGTCAGACCGAGAACCTGGGTGATTTGGGTGAAGGTCAGCACTTCAGTTGCGCTGCCGGCCGAGGTTCCGGCCGGGAATGCGCTGGTGTCGCTGGTGTCCATGCCTTCCAGTTCGAAGGTTCCGGACAGCGGGTTGGCTACGCGAAACACGCGTTCGTTGATGCGCTGCCAGCCGGACTTAACAATGATGATGTCGCCAGCACTCAGGCCGTGCGCTGCAGAGGTCACGACAGCGGTGGCTGCATTGCTGATCGCGGTGATGGATACCGGGGTGCCGAAGGTGGTACCCAGGAAGATGGTGGTGCCGTCAGGGATCGAGAAAGCTATGGTAGTTCCTTTGCGGCCGCATGGGCCGACGCTGGGTTGCGCCCGAACGGGCAATAAAAAACCCGCTCAATGGCGGGTTGTGGTGTTGCGGTGCGGGTGGATTAGTTGGTGTCGGCCCGGTATTGGAAGGACGCAGGCACTGTCCAGTTGCTGCCGTCCGGGATGCCAGGGCCTTGCTCAACTGGCGTAATCGTCACGACGGTTAGGCCTGCCTTGCTGTATCGATCGAATAGCGGGAACAGCGCGGCCAATTCGTCGACGATGCCCTCGGCCTTGCCGGTACCGCTGCCAGCCGGCGTCACCACGCTGACCTGAAACAGTCCGATGTAGGCCTTGTGGTCGCCTGCCAGCGCCTGGCTACTGGTGCCCGCCGGCAGCGTGAAGGCCTGCAAGTAGGTTTCGCCGGGCGTCGGAGTGAACGGCACGCCTTGATAGGCGATTCGCAGCACCGGCGCTCTGGCGGCTGTCCAGGCAGCGAGGCGGGCCTCGTAAATCTGGCGGATGATCTTGTGGCTCATACCTGGTTATTCCTGATTGCCTCGTTGACGATCTCCTGAAAGCGGGCGAGCGTTACGCGAACCATGCCGCTCGGGGCCTGGGTGCTATGCCCGAACTCGAGCGGGATCGCGTAGGGCAGGCTGTTCGTGATGTACGCCACCTGACCCGCGGTGAAGGCGCCCGCCGCGGCTACGATTCGGCCCAGCGTCTCCGCTCCCGTCGGGTCGACATCCAGGCTGATGCTGCTGTCCGGCGTCATCAGGCTGAATTGCCAGTTACCACGGAACCGCCCGGAATCTACCGGCGACATGCGGATCAGCGAGCCGGCAACCTCGAAAATGATCTCGCGCAGGCTGGCGTCGATCGCCTCAGTTGCCTGCTTGGCGAACCTGGCCAGCTCCAGGGCGAAGCTGGCGGACTGTCCGCCGTACCTGGTCTGCATGTGATTGGCCATTACGCGCGTACCTGCAATTCGTACAGCAGCGGCGTGCCGGCCGGGTTGATCTCTTTCAGTGGCGGCACGATGGTGTAGGTCTTGCCGTCGGCAATGACCGTGCTCAGCAGCGATGGCGCCGAGGTCAGGCCCTTGGCGGCCAGTTTCAGCTTCTTGTCACCCTGCTTAATCAGGCTATTCGCCTGGAACTCCAGGCCGGTGTAGTCGGCCAGGATGCCCTGCCCCTCCTGCTCGGTGATCGTTTCCGATGTCGTCTCGCTCGTCGCTGGGTCATACCCGCCAGGTGTAACGATGCGCAATGTTATTTTCTGGCCAAATCCTGAGATCATATCCAGCGCCATAGCGGCCATATCGTCGTAAAACCCCATACAGGCAACTCCAGGGAGCAAAAATGAACAACGTGGAAAAATCCGAGTACCTGAATGAAGGAATTCGCAGCCTGCAAGAAGCAATCCGAACAGAGAATCCACTGGTAGTGGCGATAAAGTTCTCCTTACGGGTAAGGCTTAAAAAGGTGCTTGAGGGAACAAGGGGAATGGAGATTTACGACGCTCTAGTAAACCGTCTTATCTCTATAAACCTGCCATTTCAAGAAGAGGAATTACTAGCTATCAGCGATGCGATCAAGGTGAGCTCTTATCCGTCATATATCGACGTTTTCCCTAAGGAGTTGTTCATAATCGACTTGGGTATATGATTAGGCACGAACCGCAAACAAGCCACGCTTCTGGAGATAGTCGGCAAATTGAGTAGCGCTCGGCCGATCCGGCGCCGCCGGCAACAGCCGGCTGCTGGTGTTCGAAATTGTCGCGTATTCGCGAGTTACAGCGCCCTCGACACGCTCCAGCGTGACGGCACCTTTGCGTTTCTCTGGCGGATCAATGTCGTCCTGATAAATCTCGGCGGCCAGGGCCATCTGGCCGTACTGGATTCGCGCCGGTAGGTAGTTGTCGGGCTTGATCTCGCAATCCAGCTCAACGCCCCGCCGCGGCCAGGCCAGTGCCTGATCGCTGCTGGTCTTGCGCCCTTTCCAAGTCATGCCATCCATCGCCAAAGCGGCCCGGCGCAACAACGATTCCTGTGCCGGTACATCCACAGGAAGGACCAAGCCAAACTTACCGGCGTAAATGACCAGGTTCGCGGCGCTTGCGTAGCTTTCGGCGTCAGACTTGCTGGTGCCGTCCTCGATCATGAGCGTCATGGATCAACTCGCTGGAATGAGTTCTGAATAAGTGGCCACCGGCTCACCGGTAGCCGATGAATTACGCAGCGGGCAGTTCGGCGATGAGCCTTTCCAAGGACTCTTTTGAGGCATTGGCGCGGTACGCCACACCGGCGGCATCGAGTTTAGCCTTCAGAGCTTCGACCTCCTGGCCCTCGGTCTTGAGTGCAGCGAGCTCGTTACGTAGATTCTCGTTCTCCAGGGCAAGCTCGTCACGCGCACCGGCCAGATCTTCCATCCGAAGCCGAATACCATCGAGCGCTTGGAACAGTCGGATTGCGAGCTCGCCGGCTTCCGGCTTTTCGATTTCGCCAGCGTCGAGCCCATCAATAACAGAGCGGACCGTATCGCTTTCGATGCGCAGCTTGCCGATCAGGTCTTCCAGTTCGGCCTGGCTGTTGCCTGTGCCTACAACCAATACTGGATGCTGCTCGACTTCATTGATCGTCACGTCGGGCACTTCATCAGCAGCATTTTCGCGGCTGCCGGTAGCGCTAGCGTCGATGATGCGTAAGCCATGCTCCTTAGCCAACGCCTTTACGTCTTCCTGGTACTGGTGGAACGGGCCAGGCAAATACCAGATGTTTTTGTTGCTCATGATCTCGTCCTCGTCGAGCCGGGCACTAGCCCGACTCAGATATCAGGGTTACTTGGAGGCATCACCGATCAGAGCAACACCAGCGGTGTGCTTGATGCTGGTAGCGGTCTTGTCCCAATTGGTGCCAGTCGCCAGCTCTGCGTCGGTTGGCGACTTGCCGCCGGTAGTGGTATCCCAGGTGTAGCCCTTGAGGCCCAGGCCGAAGGTATAGTCGGTCTGCAGTGTGGTCTCGATGCGCTCCTTGCCGTTGACTGTCTGGACGTTGCTGATGATGTCGCGGCCGTCGTGGACCAGAGCGGCGCCTTGCACCAGAGACAGGATGATTTCCTTGTTCGGGGTGCCCGCCTGCATCAGCGCCGGGGCGTCCGTCACAACGGAGATTTTGCCGAGGATGTCCACCACGCGGACGTTGCCCGCCTGGAACAGCTGTTGTTGGTTCGCCAGGTTCTGGCCGACCAATTTGTGGTAGCTGGTGCCCTGCATCACCTGAGTCACTAGGTTCTGGCTTGCGTCGCCGAACTTCGCGTGAGCGTTGTTCAGGCCGGCGTAGGTGATGCCTGCGGTAGCCGACACATCGTTGACCGCCGCGGCTTGGGCGGTGATTGCAGCAACCAAGGCAGCGATCGCAGTGTTCAGCTGATCCTTCAGCAGGATTTCAGCGAACGCACGGCTGGCTACTTCGATGCCTTGCGCGGTAGGGCGCTCCAGCCAGGTCATTTGCGACGGCTCGTAACGGATCGGACCGAAGCCGCCGGCGACTTTCACCGAGGTGTTTTTCAGTTCGGTCAGGTCGGTGGCGGCCACAGTGGCGTTTGCGCTGTAGCGATCCACGCGGCGCTGGGCTGCCGCCAGGGTCTGAAAGAACGACTCTTGGAGGAAGTCGCCGGTAAAGCCGTCCGGAGACAGCACGATTGCGCCGCGGCTGGCAGCGTTGAAAGCGGCCAGATACTGGTCCAGCGTCTCAAGAGTCGCCGGCATGATGTATTCGTTGAAAACCTGCATTTGCGACAGGGACATGAGTTATTTCCTTACGATTGTGGGAGATCAGGGAACCGGCTCGCGATTGCGGCCTGTCGCTCCTCTTTGGTGCCGCCGATTTTTCCTTTTGCGGCCCCGCCGCCATTGCCAGCACCTGAAGCCCCGCCACCGGATGCCTTGCTACCCGCGATCAACGGCGCGAAGGCCGCGTTGTTTGCGAATTCAGCTTTCAGCTCGTCCAGCGTTGACGCTGAGAGCTTGCCTTGCTTGTCGAGTACGACAACAACAGGCTTCCCGTCGCGCTGCTCGACGCTCAGACGGCGCTCGATGTGCGGCAACAGGGCTTCTGCACTGCCAGGGATTGCCAGGGCAGACGCGATGTCAGTAGCGGTACGGCCGACAGTCAGATCACGGATCTGCCCGCTCAAGCTGCCACGCTCCTGCTCCAGCATGCCGTTCAGCTCGGCTTCGCGGCGGTTGTACTTTTCCAACCAGGACTTTTCGAGCTCTTCGACGTTACCGGACTTGCGGGCCGCCTCTTCGCGCTCTGCGCGGGCTGCGTCCTCAGCTTCGCGACGGGCCTTCTCGGCCGCTTTCTTCTCGCTCAGCAGTTCCTCGACCTTCGACTTCAGGCCGCTCACGTCCTCGGGTTGCGGCAAGCCTTCGATGCCCAGCACGAATTTGCCGTCCTTCTCGACGTACAGCCCTTTTACGGAATCGTCGACGCCTTCGAGGGTGTCCAGTTGGAATTTCAAGGTCATTGCTGTCTCCCAGAGACTTTGGTGCAGGCCCAGCCCGCAGATGTGGAAAACCCCGCACAGGGCGGGGCTTGGTGATTTGTCGCGACACGTTTTTTCGTATCAGCGTTTTGTGTTGCGCTATACGCCTACCGGCTGAGCGACAGCCCGGACCATAGCCATGATCCCTGTCTGGATATCGGTCTTGCCGATTGCCGCCCAGCGATTAGGCTCTGCAGCCTGGAAGCGGCGAAGCTCAATGCACTCATCGCTGGCACCTTGCTGCCATGGCGTATGCGTGGTTGACACCTTCGCAGCAGAAGCCTTGACCTCGTGATCTGTGTTCAGGCGGCCAGCCAGTTCAGCCTGAAGCTGTAGCAGCTCAGCGCCCTTGGCCTTGATGCGGTTCATCAGGTCGATCTCTTCCTGACTCAGATCGCGGTAACCAGCGATCTTCTTGTGTTGGTTGTCCATGTCTTACCTCGTAGGGTTACAGTCCGGCGCGCTTGAACATTTCCGGCTCAAGCTCGCGCATGCGGTCCAGGGTGATCGGCTTGAAGTTCTTGCCCAGTTGCAGGGCGGCGAACCTGTCAGCGTCGAGGCCGCCATTCATCAGCAGCTTGGCGCGGTTCGGTCCGATGGCCAGCTCGATAAAGCTCATCGGCTGAGTCTTCAACCAGGCGTAATACGTGAGGTCTGCCGGCACCTGGCCGCTTTTGCTCGCCCGGGTCGCGCCCTTGCCGAACATCTGGCTGAACTTGGTCAGCAGGATGAAGCTGGTGCGGCAGTTCGGGTGGAACGGTGGCCGAGGGCCTGAGTCGACCGGGTAGACCTGAAGGTCGATCGATCGACAAAACGGCGTCGTCTTGCTGTCGAGGGTGGCGATCAGCTGCACACCGGTGACGAAGTCGTCGTTCGCCTTGGCTACCTCGTTGCGCGCCTGGCTGGCCACATGCTGCACGGCAGTGCGAACCACTGTGCCGGCGTTGCGGTCAGTCGTGGCCAGAATTCCGTCGGAGTAGGCCAGCGCCTTGGTGCCGCGGATCTGCCGGACTATCTCGGCGTTGGTCTGCCCCTCGAACCAGCCCTGCCGGATCGCCCCGCCGATTTTCTCGATTTCGGCTTTCGACCAGTCTTTGATGAACGAGTCGAGCAGCTTGCCGCCTCCGTTTCCCTTGATGCTGAGCGGGTTCTTGAAAGCTGCTGTCCTGAGTGTCTGGAGCGCTGGCACGGCTGCATCGAGGCTGATACCGACTGGCAGCGTGTTGGTCAGCAGCTTGGCTTCGAAGCTGGCCTGCGACTGCGCAATATCCATCAAGTCGAGCTGCAGCTGATCGGTGTAACGGCCGAGAATGTCAGCCAGGACCGTGTCGACTTCCTTCAGCAGCTTGTCCAGGCGCGCCCGGGTGAAGTCGTTCAGTTCGTCGCCGCTCAACCTCTCCCGGATGCTCTGGTCGATCTGCACCAGGAAGGGACCGAATTTCTTCGCTTCCCCTGACTTCAGCCGCTCGAGCATGACCATGTTGCGGATGCTGCTGTCGAGCTGCTCGATGGTCGTCATCAGTCACCGCCAAGGGCCAGGCCGGCCGTAGTTGACTCCAGTTCGCCCCGAATTTCCTCGTCGGTCTTCTCCGGATCGATCACCCCGCGGTCACGCAGGTACTGCCAGAAGTCCGATTCAGGTACACGACCTCCCTGAACTGCATTGAACAGACTCGCCATGATCGCTGCGTCCAAGCTCACTTGCGTGAAGTCCTGATTAATCTTGTAAACCGCCTCCCCGGTGGCGTTGGCGAACTCAGCCATCCAGACTAAGCACTGGGTGTAAGCCTCGCTGACGTTGCTCACGATCAGCGACAGGACGCTGTGCTCGGCGGCGCTATCGTTATCGGCCTGGGTAGCGGTCTTCACCGCACTGCCGCGCTCGATCAATCTGGCGCCGAGAGAAACCATGTCCTCTTTTTTGGCGTCCATGGCCTCTTTGACGAGGGTGTTAGGCTCAGGCTGGGCAAATCCGCACGCCCCATCCTTTGGCAGCGTCAGCGGAGCACGGGAGCCGACATAGATGCCGTTCGCCTCCAGGTGATCACGCCACGCCTCATCAAGGCCGGAAATCCAGAACTGAGGCTGGCCGGCAAAGTAGGCCGAATCCTCATAGTCCGCGCTGTTGCGATAATGGCCGATGTTGATCTCGGCCATGTCGTACAGCGGGGAGTCGTCTATC